CAAGAAGACGCTCCGAGACAACAAGGGCGAGTTCCCGCTCTGCTGGATGCACGATGTCTGGGAGCCGATCGGCATTTGCGCCGCGACGGAGGACGACAAGGGCTTGTGGATCGAGGGGCGCCTAAACCTTGAGACACAGCGGGGTGCCGAGGTCTACAGCAACATGAAGATGCGGGCCATCACGCAGATGAGCCACTCCTTCCGTGTCGTCTCCGTCAAGAACGAGGAAGCCGACGACAAAAGCAAGATTCCGCACTTCAAAGAGGTACGCCTATACGAGATCTCCCCGGTGACCCGCAACTACGCGGCGAACGAGGATGCAGAGATTGATGACGTCCGCTCCCGCCAAGACGCGGACGAGACAGATGAGGAAGAGGAAGGGCGCGCGATCGAAGGTCTCGACGACTTCGAACAGCAGCTCGAGCGGTTCAGGACACTCTTCAGCGAGCCGGCGAATGCCACTCGCACCGGGGAGCCGTCATCGCAAGCCGGCGGAGACCACTTGCGGGCGTTCGAGAAAGCTGGAGCGCGATTGGAAACAGTACTCACGGGTGGTGAGAACAATGCCAGATGAGAACAAGAAGGTTGAGAAGACTGAGAAGACGGTCGACGAGCGCATTGACTCGATGACCGCAACGATGGAGCGGATTGCCGAGGAGCACGACGGCTTCGGCGAACGGGTACAGGAAGAGCTGAAGAAGGAGTTCGGCAAGAACCTCCGAGACGCCCTCCAAGAGCGCGACGACAAGCTCGAGAAGCTGGAGGCCCGGGCGAAGAAGATCGAGACCGAGCTTGCCGAGCGGGCGTTGCCTGGTGAGGGTGACGACGACGCCGACCTCTGCGGGTACGAGGACGCAGAGAGCCCGATGGGTGAGTGGGTCCGAGACGTCATCGGGATCCCCAACAAGGGGAGGCCTGAGCGGCTGGAGAAGCTCACCACGCGCGAGATCGCACGGCTCGACCCGGAGGGCAAGCGCGATCTTGCCACTTCGAGCGGCGCCGACGGTGGTGTGCTGATGCCGAAGCAGTTCTACGGCGACATTCTCACGGTGCCAGATGACACGCAGTACATGCGCGACATGTGCCGGGAGCTCCCGCCTGGGACGCCTCCGAACTCCGAGTTGCAGATCCCGTACCTCGACCAGACCGGTTCGAAGGGGATCTACGCCGGAGCCATGGTCTACTCGGCCAAGGAGGCCGACAACCTGACGAAGGGCGACACTCCTCAGTTCAAGACGATCACGCTCAAGCCGAACAAGGCAGGCGTGTACGTCGTGGTCACCGAAGAGCTGATAGCGAACGCACCGGCTGCGGCCGGCTTCATCGTTCCGCTCTTCCGTGGTGGGCAGAGTGCGTGGATCGACGACAAGCTCGGCACTGGAACCGGCGCGGGCGAGCCGAAGGGCTTCCGCGGTTGCAGTGCCCAGATCGTGGTTGAGCGCAAGACCACGAGCCACATCAACTACCAGGACCTGGTGTACATGTACGCCAGGACACTTGGGCGAGGGAAGTACGTGTGGCTGTGCAACAAGGTCACCGTGCTCCCCGAGCTGATGCTGATGAAGGACGACGCCAGTCGCCCGATCTGGACGCAGAACGCTCGCGAGGGCGAGCCGAACCGACTGATCAACATCCCGGTCTTCTACGACGAGCTCGGACCGAACCTCGGATCGACCGGCGACCTGATGTTGGTCGATATGAACTACGTCCTGCTCAAGCCGGGAATGCCGCCGACACTCAAGAACGACCAGGGGTTCAGCAACTTCATCGCCGGCAAGATCACGACGAAGATGACGTTCTGGATGGACGGTCAGCCGTGGCTGCAGTCGCCGCTCACTCTTCGCGACGGTACGAACACGGTCAGCCCGTTCATCGCGCTGGCTCCGTAGGGAGGAATCATGCAGAGACTCGTTGAAGAACTGAAAGCCGATGCCGCACTGCGGCCGGTGACCGGGGTCACGGCACTCGTAGGCCCCTACTTCTCCCTGGCGGACTATCCCCGTGGGCTTTTCCATCTCACGGTGGCCGGTCTGCTGACGGGAGAGGATCTGACCTACTCGGTCTACCAGGCGCTTGATAACCTGGGGACCACGCCGCTGCAGTTGGGGGCGACACAGACCATCGACCAGGGCGTCGGCGTCTGCCGATCGAAGTGCAAGTGCACGTCGGTGCAGGTGGGCGACACGCTCAAGCTGCTGATCAACAAGCTCCTGTATGGCGCGCTTATGGCGCAGACGGAGCTGACGTTCACGGCGGCCGCGGCCGAAGATCTGACGGCCAGGGAGTTCAACCAGGCGTCGACCGACGCAGCGTGTGCGATTTCGTTGGCTGCGTGCATCAACAGTGCCACCTACGGAGTCGACGGCCTGTACGCCGAGGTCATCAACACCGATGAGGTGGCGATCCGCCCGACCGAGCCTGGAGCGGCCACGTTCAACATCACCGAACTGGCTGCAGCGGCTGCCAGGCTGATCGTGACCGACCTTGCGGCACAGGCGTACTTCGAGGTGGACACGAAGGATCTGACGCGGAACAGCGACTACACCCACGTCGGGATTCGAGTGGCCAGCGTACCGACCACGTCTGTTCTCTCCTGTGTTCTGATTCGCGGGGGTGGAGCCCGAGGGCCGATTGATCAGACGGTGACGGTCTACGACGACAGCGCCTGATGAGCGACAAGACACGTGACCGGGAGGGGGCTTCGGCCCCTTCCCGGATGGAGCGAAAGCCTGAGAACCGGCTGGTCAAGAAGCCGGAGAACCGGCTGGTGAAGCCGGGTGAGAATCGGAAGGAAGATCCGGAGGACTAGATGGGTGCGATCGCCGATCGCCTGAAGTTCACGAGCGCGGGCACCACAGCAGCGGAGCTCGCCTATGTGAAGAACTTCCTGAAGGCCAACCACACGACGCAAGACGACGTCACCATCCAGGGGATCATCGACGATGCCCTGGCCGAGGCCGACGGCGTCTGCCACAACCCGTTCACCAGGCTTGTTTTGGAGATCACGGTCACCGGCGCAGAGGTTGCCAACATGGTCTCGGTGCACGGTATCACGTGGGAGTTGGCCGAGGCGGCCGATCTCGAAGAACACGAGATCGCGATTGGGGCGAGCGACGAGCTCACCGCTCAGGCGATCCTCGATGCACTGACCGACACGACGTACGGGATGCGCAACATCAGCGGTACCCGTAGTGGCACGACGATTACGCTCGACTGGCTGGTAGATCAGGGAGAGCCGATACCGGCGGCGGAGATCTCGGAAGACGAGCTGGCTGTGACCTACAGGCAGACCACGCTCGATATTCCGAAGGATGTCGGACGGTGGGTGCTCATGCTGATCGAGCGCTGGTACAGGCAGCGTGGTCTCGGCCTCCGCGCCGAGTCGGACAAGCATCTGGGATCCGAGCAGTGGGATCCCATCGACTACACGCCTCTCGCCAAGCACATCAAGGTGATCATGTGAACCGCCTACGTGACTGGGTCGAACTGCAGAGCGTGACCGAGACCAACACCTCCGAAGGCCCATCGTTTGAATACGCGCGGGTCTGGGAGAACTGGGGCCGCTTTCGGCCGATGACCGCCGAAAGGCTGGTCACATACGGCCAGATCGGTGTAGCCAACGTCACCCACGATCTCCTGTTGAAGGGACAGGTCGGCGTGACGATGGAAGGCTTCCGGTTCGTCTGGCGCAGCAACGGCAACAAGGTGCTGGAGATCGTGGCGCCGGCGTTCGATCCGGATGGTACCGGCGAGTGGACAACCGTCTTGGTCAGGGATACCGGTGAGACCGATGCCTAGCGGGTCTGTTCGTTTCATCCGGAACGCGAATCGCGTGATCACCAAGATGGACGACGTCGCGATGACGCGGATGAAGCGCGCGGTGTTCTTGGTCCGCAACGAGGTGCTCGACACGCTGAGCGGCACGCGGACGGGGCGTCGGTACGAGACCTACTTCTTCACCGATCCACAAGGCCGTGTGCGGCCCGTGGGCAGGCGTTCACGCCCCCACACCGCCTCGGCCCCGGGTGAAGCGCCGGCGACCGACACCGGGGCGCTCAGGTCGTCCGTCAAGACGAGCGTAGAGGGTCACGGCCGGAAGCTGAGAGGTGCGGTCGGCACGAACCTCGAATACGGCAGGCGCCTGGAGTTCGGCCACATCCGCGGGCGATCCGATGAGGGGACACAGCTTCCCTCGGAGAAAGCGCGTCCGTGGTTGGATCCGTCGTTCAAGCGAGCGCTCCCAGAGGTCAAGCGCGAGCTCTCGAGGAAGTGGTTCTGATGGAGACCGGGGCCAGCTTCATCGACTGGGCGTGGACCTTGCAGACAGGGGATGCCACGTTGCGGACGCTCATCGGAGGATCGGCTACGGCGAACATCACCAAGCAGATCTATGAGGTGCAGTCGCCGCCGAATCAGGACGGCATCTTCATTGTCCACTCGTTCGCCGAGAGCCCGGATCGATCGATGGGCCTGGTGAACGGCACGTACTACCACTCAATCTACGAGCAATCATGGAAGACGTCGGGAGTCAAGAACGTGTGGGACAGGATCAAGGCGCTCCTGCTCTTCGAGCTCACTGAGACAGACGAGGCCGGGGCGGTGCGCATCACGCTAAGGGGCGCGGACTGGGTGTCGGACGAAGGATCTGCGAGCACGGTGCCGATGCGGCACTGGCAGTCGGTTTGGAACGTCCGCTACCACAGCACGCGCGACATGGAAGCATTCAGAACAAGGTAGGTGAACCGAGATGAGTGGAATCCTTTCTCCGGTCACGGCGAACACGGCTAAGCGGTACTTCGTTGGCCCTGGCGTCGCGTACCTGAACTTCACGGACTGGGCAAACAAGGGCACGCTCCTTGGTGCGATTCCCGAGCAAGGGAGCAAGGTCGATCCGGGCATCGAGTACCACGAGACGAAGCTCGGCGGATCACACGGACGTGTGGGCCTCCCGAGAATCAAGAGCATCCGGCCGGTGGCGACGATCACCCTGTTGGAGATCACGTATGAGAACCTCTTGCGTGGCCTCCCCGGCTTCACCACGGCGGACCACGCGTGGACGCAGGTGTACGGCGAGATCCTCGGGACAGGGGCGGAGGTAGATCTCGGTGTCGCACCGACAGGGGCGACGGACATCGACACGGATACGCTCAAGGTCTACCGCATACCATTTGCCGGGGGTATCCCGGTGCTGCTGGCGCTGACCACCGACTACACGATCGACCCGGTGACACAGAAG